ATATCGGATGAGTTAGGGTTTAATATTGAATACGTGCTTCAATGCTTAAAAAAGAATATTGATTTCACAAAGCCGACTGAAGAAGTCACTTTGCCGGATAATAAACTTTCAACAGAAGAAGTGTTTAAATTTTTGTATAACCGACTTGGTAACAAGTCATAAACTTTATATTATGTCACAGATTGATAATAATACACAAGAACACTTAGACAATTTGGCAAATGTGATTGACGAAAAAATTGAAAAAGCAAGTAAAGCGTCAGTTGATAATGCTAAAAACCAAGTGGACGAAGTGGTAAAAGGCGAGGTTGAAAATCTCGTTAATAAGTTTAATGAGGGCAATGAAGCTCTTAATAAACGACTAGATGCGATTGAAGTTGAAAATAAGAAAAACAATTTCAATAAAACTTTTGCAAGTAAAAAAGAAGTGTTTGCTGATGCTATTAGTAAAAGCGAATCTTTAAAAGCTATGCAAAATGGAACTACTGGAAATGCTTCCATGGAACTAAAAGGAGACGTTTTAATCTCTTCTGATTTTTCAGGAGCAAGTTCTTCAAGAGATGCTACTGGCGTTCAAACTGTAGATGGTATTAAAAAAGACCCATCTAATATTACGAACATGCTTGGTATCATTCCTGTGGGAAGTACAAATTCCAATGTAATTAGATTTGTAAAAGAATCAGCTTATACTGACAACGCTGCTGCTACAGCAGAAGGTTCAGCACCAAGTGATTCTGAATTCCAATTAACTGCAGAAGATGCTGTGGTACAGAAAATTGCTTCTATCATGACAATATCTCAAGAGATGTTAGACGATACACCGGCACTTTCTAGCTACCTTTCACAGCGTATTCCGGCAAAACTAAACACTGTAATTGACGATCAATTAATCGGTGGTAGTGGTTCTTCACCTAACCTTAAAGGGTTATTAAATGGTGGTACTGCTTTTGTTACTGGAGCGTCAGGTGCTTTTTATCAGTCAATTGATAATGCACAAGAACTTGATGTTTTATATGTTGCACTGAATCAGTTAGCACTTGCTAATTACGCAGCTAATGGAATATTGTTAAACCCAACTGATTTCCATAAAATCGCTTTGCTAAAAGATACAACTAATGAATACCTTAGAGGGAATTCAATTATATCAGCAGACGGATTTTTAAGAATCAATGGAGTACCAGTATTTTTAAATAACAAAATACAAGCTGGTAAATTCATCGTTGGTGATTTTGCACAAGGTTCACAAGTATGGCAAAATGAGGGTGTTAAAGTTGATTTCGGATATGAGGACAGCGACAACTTCTCAAAGTATTTAGTATCAGTTAGAGGTATTGCAAGACTTGCACACTCTATCTATTTACCAAATGCTTTCGTACAAGGACAATTCTCAACTGCTAAAACAGCAATTGAAACTCCGTAATATTTATTAAGTTACGTATATTAAAGGGTGGTTAATAGCCATCCTTTTTTTTTGTATCTTTACACAAACAATAAATTTTTTAATTATGAAAGTAAAAGTAAAAACTGAGATTGAAAGAGATGGAGTAATTTATAATGAAGGTGATGTAATTGACATTCCTGAAAATAATGTTCCTGTATGGGTTGCTAAAGGATGGGGTGAGGCTGTTAAGACAAAAGAGGAAAAGCCTTTTGCAAAAGAGACAAAAGAGTTTAAAGGGAAAAAAGAAAGTAAATAAAAATGATTTCTGTTCAAATAGATTCGACAACTGGAAATGAGATTGTTAGCACAACTGATATTAAGAGTTATGCTAGAATTGAAACTTCATCCGATGATACTATTATCGGTATAATGAGAACAGCTGCTAGAACTTCTTGTGAAGATTATATGAACAGGGACATTGTTGCAAAAACTAGAACATATTTTCGTAGTGATATTCCAAACGGAAGTGGACATTATGATGGATTATATGATGAAAGGTACAAAATATTATTGCCTTTTGCTCCAATTGCTAGTGTAACTTCGGTAAAAACCGAAAAAAGTGATGGTACGTTTGCAGATTTGTCTTATGAGAAATATGGAGCAGATGATAAGTACATCGTTTTAAAGGGATATGAGGCATCCAATGTCAAAATAGAGTACGTGACTACCGGCATGGAAGATAATAGCTTAAAACTCGCTATAATGCAGTTAGCATCTACGTTTTATGATAACAGGACAGAGTTTGTTTCAACAAGTGTAAATAAAATACCTACAAGCATTAAAAAAATTTTAGATCCATATAAATATATAAGTGATTTATAAAATGAATGCAGGTGAATTACGAGACAGAATTACGATTAAAAGACTTACAAACAGTGCCGATGGGTATGGGGGTTGGACAAGTTCTAGTTCAAGTGTAGCTACAATATGGTGTAAATTAACTTTTACAGATGGCGAAATAAATATGGAGAACTCAAAAAGAGTTTTAAATAAAGGAGTTGAACTATTAGTCAGGAAAAATACTGCTACAACTAATATACAAAAGGGTGATTTATTATATCCTGAAAGAGATAACAACGAATACAGAATAAACTCGATATTAGAATTAAATTTATATTACTATAAGATAACCGGAAACCGAACAGCATGAGTGTAAAAGTTAAAATAAATAATAGACAATTACAGGCACAAGTTCAAAAGGAGTTACGAAAAACAGATAGTGACTTACACAAAGCGTTTGTAAAATCTTTAAGACGATTTAATGTTGCCTTCGTAGGCTTTGCAAAACAAAATGCTAGAGGCATGGCTCTTAAACAAGGTATCGTTTCTCACGATGAAAACTTAAAAAATTTAGAAGGTGGTTTAGCTGCTACTAGAGAATATTTTTATGCACCATATGTAGAGTTTGGAACTAGAGGCAAAACAAAAATACCACAAGGCTTTGAACAAATTGCTAAACAATATAAAGGCTCTTATTTTAAAAGCAACGTATCATTTAAAGAAGCCATTGTAGATTGGCTAAAAAGAAAAGTAAAAAAATCTGATAAAGAAGCGAATCAATTAGCATGGCCAGTAATGAGAAAAATAATGCAAGTAGGTACAGCTCCAAAACCTTTTATTGCTCCGGCTCTTAAACCTGCTCAAAAGTTTTTAATAAAAGAGTTAAATTTAAACATTAAAAAAATATTCAAATGAAAGACCCATCTTTTGTTGTACGTAAAGGATTGTTTGACGTATTAAACGGAAACATAACATATGATAGTTCTAATGTCCCTATTTACAATGTTGTTCCTGATAATGCAACATACCCATATATTATCATCTATTCATTATCTTCTACAGATATTGAGCAAAATAAAGAACATTTTATTACAGATGTTGAAACGAGATTAGAAGTCGTTACTAGATTTAGTTCATCTAGTGGAGGACAGTTACAGGCAAATAAAATTATAAATTCAATAAGTCAATTGATTATATTAAAAAGTGGATTGTTAGATTTATCTTCTGATAATTATAATGTTTATTCACAAACAAATAATGGAATATCTTACCTTACTGAAGATTTGCCTGATCATACTTATTATAGAGGTGTCTTGTCAATGTCAGTAAAATTAGAGCAACTATGAGATTAGAATTATATAGATACAGTTCACAAAAAGAAAGTACAATTGGAATATTATTTTTAGTAAACAGTGAAAACAAAAAAGAATTTTTATGCTATACTCTCGAAGATGAAAAAAGAACTAAAAAAGTTTATGGGGAAACTCGCATACCGAGTGGACAATATTTTATCGAACTTAGGACAGAAGGTGGGTATCACAAAAGATACTCTCAGCGTTTTGCTGATATACATAGAGGCATGTTTGAAATTTGCGATGTTCATAATGATCATATGTCTTTCACTCACGTACTTATTCATTGTGGTAATACTGATGACGATACGGCAGGCTGTTTATTGGTTGGAGATGTCTGTACGCAAAATGTTACAAAAGATGGATTTTTAGGACAATCGACCTCAGCATACAAAAGAATTTATCCAAAAATTCTCAAAGTCTTAGAAGAGCAAAAAAAATTGTTAATTAAAATCATTAATTTTGAAGAAAATTAAAACGAGTAATATGGAGGATTTAACAAATAAAAAAGTCGCACTAGACTTAGATGGCGATGGAAAGAGTGATGTAAAAATAGATATAAAATTTCTAGGACTTTTGATAGGTGGTATAATAAGTTTAACTATGACTTATTCTTCATTAACATCTGAAATAGAAATAGCTAAAACACTTCCTGAATATAAAATCCAACAAGATGATACAAAAGTAATTAATCAAAAAATTGATTATCTTATAAAAGAGTTGGAGAAATATGAAGAGCAAACGAATAGACGTTTAAATAGTTTAGAGGACAAAGTGTATAAAAAATGAAAGAAATAAATCTTCCACGAGTTTCAATGGATGAACAGGCTTTAAAAAAGCAAATGAAGATTAGTCAAACTATAAACAAAATAAATACGTTAATGGATGTTGCAGAAGGAATGAATAGCCAACAATGGGACGGAGTTCAAAAACTCAATATTATAGTACAAATAGAAAATAAGTTAATAAAATTAATAGATGAATTGTAATGGCTGTGAATTTAGCGAATGTGGATTATGCCCTTTTGGGAATCACTCTTTCTAGTGCATTGTGTATTGGTGCTTTTATTATCTATGTATGGACACATAATGAAGAAAAATACAAAAAATAAAACCTTTTGTTACAGTGTAAAATGTTTTTGTAAAAACAAAAACGAAGCATATTATTGTTTAAATTATAAGGCAACTATAAGAATGATGTCAAGAAGATGAAAATACTAGAAAAATTATTTGGGGAAACGGCAAGTGGATTAGCAAATATTGTCGATAGGTTTGTTCAAACAAAAGAAGAAAAACACGAAGCAAAAAAAGAAATACAAAAATTATTTCAAAACTTTGAAATAGAAATGCAAAAGAACACAACTGAAAGATGGAAGTTCGATAGTAGTTCTGATTCTTGGTTGAGTAAAAATATACGCCCAATTATATTATTGATACTTGTAGTTTCTACAATTCTATTAGTCTTTATAGATGCAGGTAAAATAGAGTTTGAGGTCAAAGAAAGTTGGGTTGATTTATTACAAATTGTTTTAATTACTGTTATTGGGGCGTACTTTGGAAGTAGAGGTTTAGAAAAATACTCAAATAAAAATGGCTCGTAAAAGATTTTTTGCTACAGCATATGAGCCGAAACCTAAAAAAAGAAGAAAAGGAATTCATAGCAAGAACAGGCACACAAATCAAAAAAACGGAAAATACTACAAAGGACCAAAATACAGGGGACAAGGCAGATAAACAAATTTGCAATACTTGTAAAAAGTTATTATCTGTAAGTAAATTCTATAAACGATCCAATAAGAAGCCGGAGGTTCATTGTCGTAATTGTCGTAATAAAAAAAGAGATGAGAGACATAGGTATTGGAAACAAGAATTTATTTATAAATTAAGTGAGCATATAAATATTGAATGTGTTAAGTGTGGTTACGATAAATCATTTAGTGCTTTAGACTTTCATCACATAAAAGAAAAAAATTTTTCAATAGCTAGAATAACGAGAAATTTAAGTGGAAAAAACTTTACAGATGGAAAGGTGGAAAAGATTTTATATGAGATATTAGTAAATTGTGAAATACTTTGTTCTAACTGTCATAGAGAGCATCACACTAAACATTTTATGAAACTTAAAAAATAGTATATTTGTAAATAAAAAATATTCAATGGGAGCATTAACTGGAAATACCATATCGTCATCATATTTAGGTTTACTAAAAACAAGTGATAATGCGATACTTAACTCAACACTAAGATTAATTGAAGATGGGGGTGGTACAGATGCGAGTATAAAACTTTCTACAACTCAACTAGGTTTAGCTGATGGAACTACAACTGTACCCTCATTGACTTTTTCAAGTAATAGTGATACTGGATTTTATTATAGCAGTGACGTTACATATTATACTCTAAACGGAACAACACAATTAGCAATAGGTTCAGCCTCACTTACACTTAATAATGATTCTAAATTACAATGGAATAACAGTGATGTATATATTCAAGGAACAACGTCTAGCGATAATATACAAATCGGAGTTGGGGGATCAACTCAATTTACATTTGCTCAAACAACAGGATTAAGACTGCATCAATATGGTAGTGGCTCTATTACTGGTACAGTAACACAAAGACTAGGTGTAACTTCTAGTGGTCAAGTTGTAGAAATTCCTATCGGTGGAGGAGCAGTTGATGGTAGTGGTACGGCAGGTAAGATTACAAAGTGGACTGATTCGGATACTATCGGTGATTCTATAATAACAGAAAGTTCAAGTAAAATTGGAATTGATATTGCTACGCCTCAAAACAAATTGCACGTTCATCAATCTGACGCAGATTCTCATTCATATATTCATATTACACAAGAAGATGGGGGTTCAGCAA